TGCCAGTATCTGTTAAATATTTTATGGAATTTATGACTGAAAAGATGCTGAAAACAGACAGACAAGATTTTCCGTTGGGCTCGTTCCTTAATCAATTCTTTAATTCATTCATTAATGATTATCTTAACTCGGATAAATGCTATGGTGGAAGATCTAAACAAAAAGTCAGAATGTTCAACACAGCGCTTACTGCTTTTAATGAATATCCTACCATCGCACCAGATGACTTAACTTATTATATGACGCAAACCAACAATAGAAGAGTTGATCTTTCTAGTGGTGTTGTTAAGCAGCCGGCATTAGATATTATGGGCGGAAGAGGTGAGGCTACCATAACAGGTGACATCTCTACTGAAACAAACTATTTGGTTTTTTATGCCGGCAGAGTGCAGCCTTCTGAGATGCAAGAGGGCAATAGAGAACAAGACCATAGTAGAGGCATATGGCATTATCAAATTGGTCAAGATTCAGGCATCACAAAAACAATTAATTTATCAAAAACAAACTCCCCTGGCTTAGCAGAGGTTAGGTATGAACAAGAGGGCTATGACGGCTTACAGCAACTTAGAGTCACATATGATGCCACAATCAAAACATATTTAGATGTAACAGCCGTTCCGGGATCTTACATATACATTGAACCGCGAGGTTTTGACACCGGCATAGAAGATCCAAGATTATTTACCACATTGGGTGTTGGTGGTTATTATATGATTATTAGGTCAGAGCATTCAATGGGTCCAGGCAGAAGGGAGACTACAATAACTGCAAAATGGGTCGCCCAGATTGAAGCTGACGCGCTTGAAGATTCTCCTGTTGTCCCAGGCGCCACAGATCCAGCAGCGTGTTCCAAAGTAAGGGGTGAGCGCGCTTTAAATAAAGACTTAGCAACTTCGGCAGAAAAAGGCTTTAGCTTTGATGTGTCGGATATTGTTTCCAAGGCAGCAGACATTGTAAAAGACGATGGCTCTACTGGTGAACCATCTGATGTCCCAGGAACAGAGGAATAATAATGTCTAAATTTTTTGCTGAATCAAACTTAGAGCCATTAGCTCAATTATTTAATAAGAGAGTTTATTACAAATCTATCAACTCAAACAGTATGATCGATTTTGGCGCTGAAAAGTACCTTTATGGAAGAGTTGATCGTCTTTTTAGACCTATATACGTACCGTCAACGCACGATCATAAGTTTAAAAGCTTAAATAAGAAAAGAGGTCGCCAAAACAGCCTTGTAGCGCTGGATTTCGTTGTTGATGCTTTCAATGACTTGGCGCAGCAATTTGCAAAATGTGTTCAAGTAGGCAATATATCTCCTGATGATGCTTACCTTTCGAACATTAAAGCTTATAGAGCTTATATTGATCCAAAGAGTCTATACGGGGCATATATGAGCAGTTACGCTCGAATATTTAGAGCCAAGAATAATGATATTGAGGACTTTGACGAGGTGCAGCCCAAGATAGAGGCAGCGCTCAAGATATCTTCAACATCTTCCCCTTTTACCTTTCCTGCTTTTGTAAAAAACAGAAGAACACCGATCAACATCAGTGGTTTAGCTATTGAAATAGCCGACATTAATTGTGAAAACGATAATGCAAAGATGGAATTGTTTGTTGGTAGTAAAAATTGGGAATTCTATTTAAATGCTGCAAAATCTTTTGGTTTTATGGTAGACTTAGATGTGCCTTGGCGCTTGGTAGCCGATATTGGCTCCTCTGTGATGCAGGAGTATGCAGCAGCCTACGGTGCCGACAACACAGATAGGATTTTAAATAAGTATTATTTGAGTGCTGGCTATCAATATGCCCTAGAGTTCCCTAAAAGGTCATATGATATGTATAATGCCGTAAAGCCAAGACAAATTAGATACACACAACAATGTGGAAACAAAACAGTTTTGAAAATTAAGCAACCAAGGAATTATGGCAATCTTTCTAGCTTCGAGGAGCAAATTGGTAGAATGAAGCTCCTTGAGAATTATTGTAGAACAAGAGTGCTTGAAGAAGAGACAAACTTATCAGAGAACGAAGTAAACATTTTGATAGACGATACTTTGGAGTTACTTAAATCTTCCTCTTTGTCAGTGTCTATTGACGCATTCGAACAATTTTTAAATAAACCATTTGACTATCACGGCTCTTTGTCGTATAATATTAATAGAAATAAGCTTCTTAATCATAAAAACATAATAGAAACGACAGCCACGGGGTATTAATTGTATTTTCAGACGCTTGATGATAAAACAGAATGCGTTGGGGTTTATGTTGATGGCAAATTGCATTTTGACCACATACCAGAAAACCTAACAAGAACTTGGAGATACACAGGCTCCGTAAAAGATGAAAACATAGAGTATGCTTGGCTCTACGCTAATGGTGTGGATTTGGGAAGTGCCTGTCCGGACCATTTGTCTGAAAGATTAGACAAAGCACAACGAAAGTTCCGTGCTTTCTTAAAGACATTTGAGATTGGCAGGATTAATATGCGAGAGCATTGTTTCTTCGACCTCGTTCCAGAGACTTTTTTGAAAGAGTTTTGCGAAGTTAAAAATTTGGTTACACGGCACGTATTTGAATATTGTGAAAAGCCAGAAAATTATGATATGTTGGCTTCGTTTGAGAAATTACTTTATAAGATTAAATATCAGGACCTAAACATTAATATTGATGGTTGCAAGTCGTATTTTCACACCAGTCTTGGTCGTCGAAAGGTTGGTGACTTATTGAAAGGCAGCAATCACATTGATTATAACCTCTTTGGGACCGTCACAGGGCGCTTAACGACCCGCAAAAAATCTTTCCCTATACTGACAATGCGTAAAGATTTTAGAGCGCTCATTAAGCCTAAAAATACCGCTTTCGTATCATTGGATTATAATGGTGCTGAGGTAAGAACTTTCCTTGATTTATCTGGTATTGAACAGCCGAAGTGTGATGTACATCAATGGAACATTGAAAATGTTTTCAATAATAGTATTGATCGTGAGAGTGCAAAGACTAATTTCTTTAGTTGGCTTTACAATCCAGAATCTGAGGCTATTTCTTCTGATCTGTATCAAAGAGAAAAAGTTCTTGACAAGTGGTATGATGGATGCTATATTAGTACACCATTCAAACGAAAGATAAAAGTGCCTGCAAGAAAAGCTTTAAATTATTTGATCCAAAGCACAACCAGTGATCGTGTTCTATTAAGAGCTACTGAGATTGATAAATTGCTAGAGGGCAAGAAAAGTTTTATTTCTCATATTGTTCATGATGAATTGGTCTTGGACTTTCATGAAAGTGATCGTGATCAGCTCGAACAAATTAAAGAGATTTTTGAAATTGATAACTTTAAAGCAAATATTAATATTGGATCAAATTATTTAGATTTAAAGGAATTAAAAATATGATCTCAATTGTTGGTTTGGGCACTGGCGGCTCAAGAATAGCAGATAGTTTCAAAAAGTTTCCAGAGTATAATATTTACACTCTTGATTGGCTAGAAGAATACGGCACACCAGAAGAATACGAAAAGAACATTCCAGATCTAAAGAAATATTTTGCTGACTTAGATGACCACGTTCAATTTTTTGTTGTTGGGTCTTCTTATAGCTCAAATTACACTTTGGGCGTCTTAGAGCAGATTAAAGACAAGGAAGTAGAACTTTTTTATATCAAGCCGGATACAGAATTGCTGGCTGGCATCCCAAAGTTAATCGAGAGGGCAACTTTTGGTATCCTCCAGGAGTATGCTAGATCTGGACTTCTAAAAAGCATTACGCTGGTTGATAATTTAAAAATCGAGCAAGTCCTACAGAATGTGCCAATTAAGTCTTATTACGATGTTATCAACAATATGATCGTCTCATCTGTACATTACGTTAATTATTTTCAGCACAATGAGCCCATTATTGGAGTAAAAGCGAAGGCTCCTGATATTGCTAGAATTAGAACGTTCGGTGCCCTTAATATGAAAACTTTAGAAGAGAGTTGGTTTTTTAATCTTGACATTGATCGCGATGTGTGCTATTATTTATGTATAAACAATGAACGATTGGAAAACGACGGAGGTCTCCACAAAAAATACGTGCAATTACTGAAAGAGAAACCACGGAACGCCTTCCGAAATATTTCGTATGCAATATACGAAACTGAATCACAACAAGATTTTGGCTTTTGCGTTAGCCTAACAAACGCTGTTCAAAAAAACTCTTGACTTTGCTAGTCAAGTGTCGTATAATAAGATACTAAGGAAAGCTTGGTATACTATAACTCAAAAGGAGATAAAACATGGCTATTAATATGGAACTGATGCGTCGTAAACTTGCTACCCTTCGTGGTGATAATAAGGGAGATTCTAGTTCCCCCTGGTTTAAGCCAGACGAAGGGGATACGGACATTCGTATTGTCCCGACTAACGACGGTGATCCACTTAAGGAAATGTTTTTCCATTACAATGTAGGAAATCACAAAGGCGGTGTTCTTTGCCCAAAGCGTAACTTTGGCGAACAATGTCCAATTTGTGACTTTGCTTCTTCACTTTGGCGTGAAGGTGTAGACAATAATGACCAAGAGAGCAAAAACCTTGCTAAGTCGCTCTTCGTTCGCACTCGCTACTTCTCACCTGTCGTGGTGCGCGGCAGAGAAGAGGAAGGCGTGAAGGTTTACGGCTATGGCAAGCAGGCTTATGAGCTTCTTCTCGGCTACATCCTTGACCCAGAATACGGTGATATCACTGACATCCAGGAGGGAACCGATATCGCCCTTACTTACACAAAGCCCACCAAGCCTGGGGCTTTCCCACAACG